AATTCCTTCAAGGGTTGTTGCGGGAGATTTAATTGTGCCGCATAATTGAGTCGCATGTCAACAACCATCTTCACTTTTGCGGAGCGCATAGCATAATGCAACTCCGTCCCTACCAGACCAGTCTTGTGCACGCCATTGATGCCGCGTGGGCGAGTGGCGCACGCAACGTACTCGCCGTGGCGCCGACAGGATCCGGCAAGACCGTCCTATTTAGCCACATCCTGTCGCGCGAGCAAGGCGCCACCGTGGCCATCGCGCACCGTCAGGAGTTGGTCACGCAGATGAGCCTGGCGCTCGCACGCAACGGTGTGCGTCATCGCGTGATAGGCCCTGAGAGCGTGGCGCGCAATTGCGTGGCGCTGCATATGTCAGAGGTGGGCCGGGGATTCTACGACCCGAGCGCACGCTGCGCAGTGGCCGGCGTCGACACGCTCGTGCGGCGTGACCCGAAGGCCGACCCGTGGTTTGCGCAAGTGACAAAGGTGGTGCAGGACGAGGCGCACCACGTGCTGCGCGGCAACAAGTGGGGCAAGGCCGACGAGATGTTTCCCAACGCGTGCACGCTGGGCGTGACGGCCACGCCGGTACGCGCCGACGGCAAGGGATTGGGGGCGCAGGCCGACGGCATCATGGATGTGATGGTCGAAGGCCCGACGATGCGCGAGTTGATCGACGAGGGGTACCTCACCGATTACCGCATCTTCGCGCCGCGCGTTGCGGACTTGGACCTGTCGCAAGTGCCCACCAGTGCGGGCGGTGACTTTTCGCCGCCCAAGCTGCGCGAGGCCGTGCACAAATCGCGCATCGTTGGCGACGTGGTAGGCCACTACCTCAAGCACGCGCGGGGCAAGCTGGGCGTGACCTTCGCAGTCGACGTCGAGGCGGCCGGTGAACTGGCGCAGGCGTACGTGACGGCGGGCATCCCCGCGGAGGTGGTCACGGCGGAGACACCGGACCTGTTGCGTGCGTCAGTTTTGCGCCGGTTTCGCAACCGTGAGGTGCTGCAACTGGTCAACGTCGACCTGTTCGGCGAGGGCTTCGATTTGCCCGCCATCGAGGTGGTGTCGATGGCGCGGCCCACGCAGAGTTACGCACTGTATTGCCAGCAGTTCGGTCGGGCGCTGCGCCTGCTGGACGGCAAAGAGTGGGCGCTCATCATCGACCACGTGGGCAACGTGATGCGCCACGGCCTGCCCGACAAGCCTCGTGAGTGGTCGCTGGATAGGCGCTCCAGCCGCAGCAATGGTGGGCCGAACGACACGATACCGCTGCGCATTTGCCTTGGGTGCACCAGTGCGTACGAGGCGTACCGTAAGGTGTGCCCGTACTGCGGTCTGCAGCACGTGCCGGCCGGTCGAGGCTCGCCCGAGTTGGTCGACGGCGACTTGAGCGAGATGGACCCGATGGTCCTGGCGCACATGCGCGGCGAGGTGGTGTTGGCCGACGCAGCGCCGCGATACCCCGTGGGCGCAACGGAGATGATCGCGCGCCGGTTGCGCAATCTGCACCACGAGCGTGGCCAGGAGCAATACGCGCTACGCACGTCGATGGCCACGTGGGGCGGCTGGCAAACGCACCTCGGGCGAGACGATAGCGAGGCGCAGCGCCGGTTTTATTTCCGCTACGGCATCGACGTACTCTCCGCGTGGAAACTCAACGCAACGGATGCGCGGCGCTTGCGCGAGATGATCGAGACAGACCTTAACCAGAATGGAGTAGTTGCACTATGACATCGCGCACCGAGGCGGAGATGATCGCCACCGAGAGCCTAGACCCGTACCTGCGTTTCGTACGCATGTCGGAGTTTGCCGCAACGCTGGAGCGTGAGTCGTGGGTGCCCGGTGTGATGCACTGCGGTGTGTGCAACTTCACGCTTCATCGCATCACTCTCTACGTGCGCAGCGGGACGGTCGGGGCGGGCGACCACGCGCCAGAACCGTGCCCCAACGGATGCGCCGGGGCACTCGCGCCGGTCACGTGGCAGACGCGGGCGCGCGAGTACGAGGAGATGCTGGAGCAATACGCCGAGCGCGTGCGTATCCTGGAGGGTCGAGCATGAGCGTCATCCACATGGAGTGCCTGCCCGGCATGCGAATGTTCCCCGACAACATGGCGCACAGTGTGGTCACGGACCCGCCGTATGGACTCACCTCGAAACGACCTAACGGGCGCAGCGAGGCAACGCGCGGCAAGGTGATGGGCGGATTTATGGGGCTCAAGTGGGACTACGACGTGCCCAGCGTCGAGGAGTGGCGCGAGGCGTACCGGTTGCTGCGACCGGGCGGCTACCTGCTGGCGTTCGGCGGCACGCGCACCTACCACCGTCTCGTGTGCGCGATCGAGGATGCGGGCTTTGAGATCCGCGATCAAATTGGCTGGGCGTTCGGCAGCGGGTTTCCCAAGTCGCATAACGGCGAGTGGGGCGGCACGGCGCTCAAACCAGCGTGGGAACCAATCTGCGTAGCGCGCAAACCGTTGGAGGGCACGGTCGAGGAGAACTGGCGCAAGTGGGGCACCGGGGCGCTGGCTATTGATGCGTGCCGGGTGGGAGACGAGGCTATCACCCAGCATGGTCGTAAAGACGGAGAGAACACGTCTATGTCGGGTCGTAATTACGCCGAGCCAGCCGGTCGTGCTTGGGAGGGCCGGTGGCCCGCCAACCTTATCCACGACGGCAGCGACGAGGTGCTCGCCGCGTTTCCCACGGCGCCGGGGCAGATGGCGGATGCCAGCAGCAGCAGCGACAGTCGCAAGACGCAGAACGTCTACGGAGCGATGGCGCGGGGCAATGAGCAAGCCGGTGCGCGGCGTGGCGATGCTGGTAGCGCCGCACGATTCTTCTATTGCGCGAAGGCCAGCAAGAGCGACCGTGATGAGGGGCTCGACCACGTGGAAGCAAAGGCGTTCGCCATGAGTAACCAGGGTAAAGCGGAGTTGGCGCGTGGCAATATGCACGAGAGCGACAACGGCTTGAACTCCGTCAAGATGCGTAAGAATGCCCACCCCACCGTCAAGCCCACCGCGCTCATGCGCTATCTGTGTCGCCTCTTCACGCCAGCCGGGGGCCTAGTGATCGACCCGTGGGCGGGCAGTGGCTCGACGGGCAAGGCGGCTGTGCTGGAGGGCTTCGGGTTTCTCGGGTTTGAGCGCGAGGCCGAGCACGTCGAGATAGCCAACGCGCGGATTGCGCATGCCAGGAGTGCAGCATGACCCCCCTTGACCAATGGGCGCGCGACTGGGGCATCTCACCCGTGGCCATGGCGGATCTGCGCATGCGCCAGGGTGCGCTGCCTGTGTCGCGTCTCGGGGCGGCCGTCACGAGTGAGGCAGCGGTGCAGCAACAGGTGCGACTGGAGGCGGCCGAGCGCGGCATCTTGCTGTTTCGCAACAACGTGGGGGCGCTGCAGGACGAGTCGGGCCGCTGGGTGCGCTACGGCCTGGCCAACGATTCGACGCAACTCAACGCACGGTTCAAGAGTGGCGACCTCATCGGCCTGCGGTCCAACGGTCAATTCGTATCGCGCGAGATCAAGGCGGGCAATTGGCGCTACACCGGCACGGAGCGCGAGGTGGCGCAGCTGGCGTGGATCGAGCTCATCCAGTCGCACGGTGGCGACGCGGCGTTTGCCACGGGGCGGGGCACGCTATGATGATCGCCACATTCTCACTGGACGACCAGTACCGCCACGATTTGCGGGAGGCATGGGACGACACCTTGCCAACCGCAGTGTGGTGTCTCATGAATCCGAGCATCGCCGGCATCGATGGCCAGCCTGACCCGACGTGGCGTAAAGGTGTCGGGTTCTCCAAACGTCTCGGGTACGGCGGCCAGGTATTCGTGAATTTGTCCGACTACATCTGCACCAAGTTACCTGCAGGCATGCGCCCGTCGTGGAGCGGATGTAACGACGAGTTCATCTTGCGTGCCGCAGCGATGGGTGACGGCTCTGTCATCTGCGCATGGGGCGCATTGGCGCGGGGCTGGCCACGTGCTGCACGCGTGACGGAGATGTTGCGCCGCGCCGGGTTTCGCACGATGGCGTTGGGGTTCACCGCTGACGGCATCCCGCGGCACCCGCTCATGCTGCCCTACTCGACGCCGCTGGAGGTGTGGGATGCATAGAGTGCTCTGCTTCGGCGGCCGGGGGTACGCGGATGCCGCGCACGTCGACGCGTGCCTGTCGCAGCTGGCCGACCTGCTGGGTGGTCAGTACCTCATCATCAACGGCGGGGCGCGTGGCGCCGACACGCTGTGCAAAGAATGGGGGCTGCGCAAGGCGTGGCCAGTAATCACGATGGACGCGCCATGGCAGACAGGCGGCAAAGGCGCGGGGTTCCTTCGCAATAGCTGGATGATCCGCTACGCTTTTCCAACCTACGCCGTGGCATTCCCGGGTGGGCCCGGCACACGCGACATGACTGAGCGCGTGCGCGCAGCGGGGGTACCGCTGTGGCAGGTATGAGGGTGCTCGTGGC